AGGTGAAAACAGAGATGTCAAAGAGACAGAAGATGACTTGTCTTCTGATGAAGTTAAAATATCTTCAAATGGAAGTGGAAAAAGTTCTCTTCAAGAAATTATTTCATATGGTTTGTATGGCAAAACAGTAAAAAAACCAAGTGCCATTAGCAAAGATGCTGTAATAAACAACCTAATTGGAAAAGACTGTAAAATCGAATTACAATGGGATAAATACAAGCTTGTAAGAACAAGAAAGAAAAATAGTCTTAGATTTTGGGAAAACGAAAGTCTAACATTCGATGAAGCTTCTGAACTAACAACTGGTTCTATGGATGAGACACAAAAGATAATTGAAGATGCTATTGGTTTGACTTATGAAGCTTTTGTAAATATTTGTATTTTTAGCGATGATCAAAGCATATCTTTTTTAGAGGCAAGTACGCCTGTAAAAAGAGAAATAGTTGAAAACCTTCTATCTCTTTGTTCTTATAGAGAAAAGCAAGAAAAAGCCAAAAAACTAACATCTGAGACATCTGCATCAATTAAAATGATGTGTAAAGAATATGACATTTTTAAAAACAACGAACAAGATGCCAATCAAAGATTGGAGCAAACAAAAAATAAAGACAGTAGTTGGAAATTAGAAAAAGAAAATGAAATTAAAAATTTAAAAGTTCAAATTGATGCAAAAAAAGAAAAGTTGGGAAATTCAACTCATGGAGATGAATTGCTTGCTTATCGTGAGGCTCAAAATGAAATAATTTCTCATAATGAAAATATAAATGAATTAGAAAAAATTATAGAAGATGAAAAAAGTAAAATAATTGTTGCAAAATCAAAAGAAGATAAAGTAAAAGAATTGGCACAAGATGTTAGAAATAAAAGCGATGTAATTAAATTAGAAATTTCCAATAGACAACAAAAGATTAAAAATAAGAAAAATCACATTCAATCTTTGCAAAATCATGAACATGGAACAACATGCGATCATTGTTATGGTGTTATAGATGAAAAAAATATACTTCATGTTATAAATTCAGAAGAGAAAGAAATTTCTTCTTACAATCAAGAATTGCAAATTTGTGTTTCTGAAGCAGAAAAAATAACAAATGAAGCCAAAGATGTTTATGAAAAACAAGTTAAAATAAAAGATTTCATCTCGATGAAAGAAAAAATTGTAGAAGCAAATAATACTCAAATAAGAAGTTTAAGAAGTTTAGTTTCTGATTTACTAAAAATCAAGGAGCCGAAAGCAGATAGCTATGAATTGCTTTTAAACCAACAAATTGAACAATTGGAAGTTTCATTACGAGAAAAAATAAACGAATACAAAAGCAAGTCACCATATGAAGATTTAATTTCGAGTTATGAAGATAGTTGTGAAAAATCTAAAGTATCGTGTAAAGAAAAACAAGATAGCATCAAAGATGCAGAAGATAATCTTAAGTATTATCAATATTGGCAATTTGGATTTGGCGAAAAAGGTATTAGAAAAACAGTTGTTGATGGAATTATCCCAGAACTAAACAATAGAATTGCTTATTGGTTGCAATTTTTAATTGATAATAAAATTTCTTTAAGATTTGATAATGAATTTAATGAAATAATTGAAAGAAGCCCTGTTGATGGCGATCCTTATGTTTATCATGCCATGTCTGCTGGACAAAGAAGAAGATTGAATTTAGCGGTATCTCAGGCGTTTGCTGATGTCATGATGATTAGTTCTGGAACTATTCCATCGTTAGTTTTTTTAGATGAAGTCACAACAAATATTGACCCTCTTGGTGTTCAGGGAATTTATAACATGATTCAAGAATTGTCTTCTGATAAACAAGTTTTTATAACCACACATGACAAAGATCTTATAAAAATGCTAGAAACAGTTCAAACTATAAATCTTATTCATCAAAATGGTTTCACTAAATTAAAAAAATAAAAGTTTTATATAAAAAAAATGATGTTTGTATCTTAGATATATTCCCAACATGATTAAACTAAAGAGGCGTTAAATGTCAACTAAAGCATTGTCGGATTATACATTTGTTTCTCGTTATGCTCGTTACAACAAAGAATTAGGAAGAAGAGAAACTTGGCATGAAGCTATTGATCGTGTCAAGAATATGCATCTTACAAAATATCCAATGGCAGCAGATGATATTAATTGGGCATTTGAACATGTTCATGATAAAATAGCACTTGGTAGTCAAAGAGCATTACAGTTTGGTGGAGATCCAATTTTAAAGCGTAATGCAAAAATTTATAATTGCATTAGTTCTTACTGTGATAGACCTAGATTTTTTCAGGAATGCACTTGGCTTTTACTTAATGGTTGTGGAACAGGATTTTCTGTTCAACGACATCATGTTGATAAATTACCAGAGTTTTACATTACCAAATCAACTGATTTGTCAGAAGAAAAAATTTATAAAATTGATGATAGTATAGAAGGATGGTCAGATGCCCTTGGAGTATTAACTGCAAGCTATATTCCACATTCAGAATTTTCTGATTTTCGTGGTAAAAAAGTAACTTTTGATTATTCTGCTATTAGACCAAAAGGATCTTCTTTGTCGTATGGTGTAGGCAAAGCACCAGGACATGAGCCACTTAAAAAAGCATTAGAAAAAATTCGTGGAGTCCTAAATAATTCTGTTGATTCTGGTAATAAAAAACTAAGAACGATTGATGCATATGACATAGTGATGCATGCTTCTGATGCTGTACTTAGCGGTGGCGTTAGGCGCAGCGCAACTTTGGCCATGTTTAGTGTCGATGATGAATTAATGCTTAATGCTAAAATTGGAAATTGGTATTACGAAAACCCACAAAGAGCAAGATCTAACAATAGTGCTTTATTGTTGAAAAACAGTACAGGAAGAGAAGATTATCATCGTTTGTTTGAATCTACTAGGCAATTTGGTGAGCCTGGTATTATTTGGAGTCATAGTACTGAATCTTTATTTAATCCTTGTGTTGAAATTAATTTATACGGTTATGATGAGCAAGGCAATTCTGGATGGCAAGCTTGTAATCTTTGCACTATAAATGGTGCAAAATTACAAACTAAAGAGAACTTTGCTTTAGCTGCCAAAGTTGCTTCTATCATCGGAACTTTACAAGCTGGTTATACCGATTTTGATTATCTTGGAAAGGTTAGTGAATCTATTATAAAAAGAGAAGCACTTCTTGGTGTTAGCATAACTGGAATCATGGATTATCCAAGCGTAACTTTGGATAAAAATAATCTTCGTGAAATGGCTGGTATAGTTCTTCAAACCAATGAAGAGGTAGCAAATAAAATTGGAATCAATATCGCAGCAAGAGCTACCTGTGTAAAGCCAGAAGGAACAGCAAGTTGTTTGCTTGGAACATCCAGTGGCATTCATCCTGCACATGCACGAAGATATATTCGTAGAGTTCAAAGTAATGCTAATGAAACTCCAATCCAGAATTTTAAAAATCACAATCCTACTGCTATTGAAAATTCAGTATGGAGTGCAAATGGTACTGATGAAGTAATAAGTTTTTTAATTGAAATGCCAGAACATGTAATCACAAAAGATAATATTTCTGCCGTTCGGCTTCTTGAAACAGTCAAATTGGTTCAAGAAAATTGGGTTGAAGCTGGTAAAAGGCCAGAAAAATGTGTGCATCCTTGGATGTCTCATAATGTTAGCAATACGATTAATGTTAAAGATAGTGAATGGAAAGATGTAGAAAATTTTATTTATGAAAATCGTGAAAGTTTTGCTGGTATATCTTTGCTTGGTTCTACTGGAGATTTGGATTATCCACAAGCTCCTTTCACTAAAGTTCTTACGGTTGATGAAATAGTTGATAAATATGGAAAAGGTTGTATTTTTGCCTCTGGATTAATTGTTGATGCACTTCATGCATTTCACAACAATTTGTGGCGAGCTTGTGATGCTGCTTTGGGCGTTTTTGAGGTACAAGAGCCAAAAGTACCAGAAAAATTAAATGATGAAATAATGCAAAAATTGCAGTCCGAATGGGTTCATTACAACTTGCAAAAAGATTGGGTTCGAAGAGCCAAACAATTTGCCGAAAGACATTTACAGAATAATGTCAAAGAACTTACTTATCTTTTGAAAGACATAAACAACAATAAATTATGGGAAGATTTGAGTAGAGTTTACAAGGATGTAGATTATACTGCCATGTACGAAGAAGAAGATAACACTAAGCTTATGGAAAATGTTGCTTGTGCTGGAGGTGCGTGTCAATTATTTTAATTTGGCATTTTTTTTAAGCTTACTCTAATAGAAAATAATAGAATTAATGAGGCTTTAGAATGGCTAAATACATTTTTGTAGTTGGTGGTGTTATTTCTGGAACAGGAAAAGGTGTGGCTGCTGCTAGTATAGGCCTTCTACTAAGGCTTCGTGGTCATAATATTACGCTAGTTAAATTTGACCCATATTACAATATCAACGCTGGTATTCTTGGGCCAGGAGAACATGGCGAGTGTTTCCTTTGTGATGATGGAACTGAAACAGATTTGGATCTTGGTCATTACGAAAGAATTGCTGGAATAACAGTTAGTAAAAACAATATTTGCACACATGGAATTCTTCAAAAAGAATTAATCGAAGAACAAGAGCATGGTAAATATCTTGGTGAAACTATTCAGGTTAACCCCCATCTAACCGATAAAATTGAAAAAAGATTAGTTGATTTAGGGAAAAGTCACGATATTGTTATTGCGGAAGTTGGTGGTACAGTCGGAGATTCAGAAAGCTTTGCTTTTTTTGAATCTATTCGATTATTCAAACAAATTCATCGTGCTAATGTTTTGATTGTTATGGTCGCTCCAATTCTTTGGGTTAAAACAATCAAAGAATTCAAGACTAAGCCTTTGCAAAATGCTGTAAAAGAATTGCAAAGACACGGACTTCAGCCAGATGTTCTTTTTTGCAGAACAGAAAGCTCCGTACCAGACAAAGTCATGAAAAAAGTTTCTCAACTTTCTAATGTCACTAGAGAATGTGTTTTTGATGCTCCCGACTTTGAATCAATTTATCAAGTTCCTCTTTCATTTTATGATCGTCATGTAGATGATTTATTTGTTGATTTGTTACATTTAAACAGAAGTTCATGCAGAATACACAAGTATCGAGATGTTGTTGAAAAATACATCAACAATAATCTTCAGCCTGTGACTATTGGAATTTTTGGAAAGTACGATAATTGCGATGAAGCGTACATGTCTCTAAAAGAAGCGTTATTGCATGCTGGAATTGCTAATGATTCTAAAGTTCTAATTAAATGGTATAAAAGCGAAGAATTGGAAAAATACAAAGACAATAGAGGTTTGCACAAAATTTTTGATGAGTTGGATGGTATTATTATCCCTGGAGGTTTTGACAATCGTGGCATTGAGGGGAAAATAAAAGCCATTCAATATGTTCGTGAAAAGAAAGTTCCATTTTTAGGAATATGTTTAGGATTGCAGTGTGCCGTCATCGAATATTCCAGAAATGTTTGTAAATTAGATGATGCAAATAGTATGGAATTTGACAAAGAAACGAAATATCCTGTTGTTAAGTTCGTTCAAGGACAAGAGGCTATTGTTAAAAAAGCTGCAAGTATGAGGCTTGGTTCATATGATTGTGAATTGAAAAAAGATTCAATTGTTTATGAATTATATGGTCAAAAAATAATTCAAGAAAGACATAGGCATCGCTATGAGGTTAATGAGGAATATGTTTCTCAGCTTGAAACTAAAGGTTTTATTGTGAGTGGCAGAAACCCTCAAACTAATCTTGTAGAAATTATGGAATTAAATAGGGATATTCATCCTTATTTTGTAGGAACGCAAGCCCACCCAGAATTTAAAAGCAAACTAACAGCCGCAGCACCTTTGTTCGTAGGATTGATTGCTGCTGCAATAATACATAAAAAAGCAACTGGTGAAGCCATAAATAAGGTATGAATTTCAAACAATTTTTACTTACAGAAAACAAAACCGATCTAGGAATTAGAATAGGTGATATTCTTAATTCTTTAGAAGATTTATCTCAAGAGATTGACAAAAAGGGAAAAAGCCTCACTGTCTTTGCAGAAGATATAGTTGCAAGAATACAAGCGATAATACGAGCAGACTGGCCAAGGGATCTAAAGCAATATTTAGTCCAAATAAGAAATGCCGTCTTGGTAATATGCAAATCATTAGATGGTTCTAATAAAATGCCATTACCAGAAGCAATTAAGGTATTTCAAAATGGATTGAAGAAAATTGCAGAGGGATTAGGAACTCCAATAACAGATATTGGAACTTCACCATCTAAACAGCCAGAAGAAAAAGGAATTGATTCTCCGCAAAAAGCAGATATAAAAGCGGTAATTCCGCAATCTGTAAAATTAACCAATCCAGTTTCGCCTGGTGGCCCACCTCCAGAACCAGAAATACCATTAGGCGGAAGTACTGGGCCTTTGACAAATCTTTAGGGGTAATTAATTTGTGCGGAATTTCTGGTTATATTGGCGAATCAAAAAATGTCGAAGCATCTTTTATTTTTCTTTCAAAGTTATTTGAAAAATTAGAGTCTAGAGGGCTAGATGCTGCTGGTTATTGGATGGCGGAATCTGGAGATTCTGGTAGCGTTCTTTATCACAAGCAGCCAGGGAAAAGCAGTGATTTAGTGAGAAGTGAATTGTGGAAAAATAATTCAAAATATAATTTGAATTTGGCCATAGTTCATGCAAGAGGTGCCAGTAGAGGTTACGGAGATCCAAATTTAAATCGTAACAATCATCCTTTTGTAAACAAAAACAAAAATATTGCATTAGTTCATAATGGAAAAATAGACGACTTAGAATATAATTCTTTAATAGAAAAATATAAAGTCAAAACAGATTGTGATTCTGAAATTCTTTTACGAATTTTTGAATACGCAAAAGCAAGATATAGTAAAAATAACTTAGAAAACTATGTTGGTGATTTGCCATATGCTCATCGAATGGCTGGGATCAAAGACATTTTTTCAGTGATAAACACAGGACACATGGCTGTTTCTATAGGTGAATATGATGAAAGTAATAATAGGTGTTTGTGGTTATTTAGAAACAAACATAGACCTTTATGGGTTATAGATTTAAGAATTCAACTAGGACAGATATTTTTTGTTTCTGAACCAAGTATATGGCATGAAGCAATGGAAGAGGTTAAAAACTTTAAAACCATTATAAAATCGGCTAAAATCTGTGAAATTCCACATGAAGAATTGTGGTTTTTTCACACAAATAATAACAATAAACATGCAAATGTTCCTGTGAAATATATGATAGCGAAATCAAATCCAAAACTTTGGAAAATTGAAGAATCTGCTGAATTTGTCGATGATGAAGAAATTAAATTGAATGTCATAACGACCATAAAAGATGAAGACGAAGATGAAGAAGTGAATACTTACGAGGAAGATTATCTATATAAAATAGAAAAAGAAACTAAAAAAATACAAGATATTTGCAATTCTATTTGTGTTACATCTCAAAATTTAATTAGAAATAATACATTATCATTGTCAGAAGCTGAACAGATTCTTTCTCTATTAGAGGAGCAAAACAAATCAATTAAATTGATTGATAATATACTTAGTTAAGGAGCAATATGCCTGATTCTGAAGATGATTTTATTGTTGATGATATTATTGGAAATAAAAAAAATAAACCTAAAAAAAAAGTTAATGGAAAGACGAAGGGAAGTAGGGTAGAGAGAGAACTCAGTAAGATCTTAAATAAGAGATTTAATTGTGAAGATTTCTCAAGATCTATTGGTTCTGGAAATAGATGGGGCCAAGTAAATCACCTTCCAAAACATGCCAGAGATGTATTTTCTGGAGATCTAATTGTACCAGAAAATTTCAAATTTTGTTTAGAATCAAAAGGCGGATATGATGGAATTGACCTTAATTCCGTTTTTATTCGTGGCAATAGCGAACTTGATGAATTTCTTGATCAAGTTACAAAAGACGCACAAAGATGCAATAGAAAGCCAATGTTGTGCTGGAAAAGGACAAGAAAACCATGGCTTGTATTTGTAAAAGCCACAGATGTTATAGATTTTAATTTTAAATATACTTTACACTATCAAGATTGGATTGGCATAGCACTAGATAACTTATTGGAGCTTGATGATTCTTTTTTTATCTAGGTGAAAAATGAGCTTTTTAAATTCAATAATAAACGAAAAAAAATTGATAATATCATTTAAAGATGAAAAAATTTACGATGATTCAATTGTTATTAGAATTGGAGAAGAACTTTTATATCTAGCCGAAACCAATAATTACTCTGAATATAAAATTGATTTTTCAAATGTGAAATATTTTTCAAGTTCTATGCTTGGAAAGCTTATAACTCTAAATAAGAAAATAAAAGAAAAAAAGGCAAAGCTAATTCTTTGTAAAGTGAAGCCAGACATCATGGAGATTTTTCACATAACAAGATTAGACAAATTTTTTCAATTTGAATCTTAATCGTAATCCTTTAAACTGTATATTTTTTTACAATTTTTATCAATCCAATTTATTGTTCCATTTTCTGTCAAAAACCAATGCCATTTGTTTGGATTTTTTGTGAATATATTATCTCCAAATCCATCGGTTAAAACAAATATAGTTGGATGATTTATTCTTTTTTCGTTTATTTGATTGTATACAAATTCTTCTAATATATTGAAACTTGTTCCGCCACCACCATATATTTTTTTTGATTCAAGAGTTGTCTCTTTGACAACAGTATCAAAGCAAAATAATCGTATTTTAAACTTTCTCTTACATAAAGAAGATGCTGCATTAAAGAATCTATCTTTAAGATTCCAACAACTACCAGAAGTATCTAAGAAGAAAAATACTTCTATTTTTTTTTCTTCTAAACCATGATGATACATTTCTATTTCGCTAGGAATAAAGAAATCACTGGAGATAGCTTGGTATCTTCTTGCTATTCTTGCCCATTGTTCGTGATCTGAATAAACTTCATTCAAAAGCTTCATTTCCCAATTTTTTATTACAGACTCCCACTTCTTTCTTTTTTTTATTTTGGTATCTTTCCAGAAAACCCAATTGTCACTTTTTGAACTTCCTTTATCAAACATCTGATATATTTTTGATTGATTTTCCGATAAAAAGTTTTTGTTTACAAAATCTTTTATGGATTCTGTTTCTCCATTTGAAAGGTCTGAAGAAAGCTTTTCAAACACTTCTCTCCATTCATTCTCTTCAATTTTACTATGATCATCTAGACATCCATTGTTTGCTTTTAATGCCATGTTTGGTAAACCATCACCATATTGTTTTTTAAATTGATTGAAATAAAATTCAAAATATTGATTGTCATCTAATTTTTTATCTGGAAATATATTATCTACCCAACATAAGCAATCGGATTCTTTGGTTCCATCAATGCCCATTTCATTAAACGCAGTGTTTAAAGATTTACTTATGTTTTTTCTGTCAAATCCAAATGAATTTATTAAACTGTGATTTACAACTATATCCAATGCCATATTCGCAGCTATTTTATTTTCAGACAATGTGTTTTTTGATCTTTTTCCATGATTTAATATTATGTGAAGCATTTCATGACAAATGACAAATAGTTTACCATCCATGTCTAAATTAGACCAGAAGTTTTCGTTGAACTGAAATAAAATAAAATTACCAAGTTTGTCAAAAGATACAGCAGCAGTATCAATTGAATTGTTTAGAACTGGTTTTCCTATAGACCAAAGTTTATAGAATATAGCATGATGACACTCAAGTCTATTTGCTATTTCTAACCATTCGTTATGATCGACTTTCATCGCAACTCATTTATATAGGATTTTAGACATTTCTGGATTTTGAGTAAGATATTTTCTTATTTTTGTTATCATTTTCGTGTCTGCTTTTGCATCTAAAATATCTTTGCATATCTCAGAAAATATTGGACAATTTATATTGTTAAAAATATATTTTGTTATTTTTTCATTTTGACTCATAAGAGAAATTATCTTCTCTTTATTCATCAACGGAACAAACCAATCTGTAAGAGTTTTACTTCCAACAATATATCTTACGGCAGACGAATAGTTGTTTTCATTTTGAAGCCATAATTTTGCTTCTTCCTTATTTTGATCTTTTAAAAAGTTTGCAAGTTTATCACTAGTCGGACCTTCTTTTAGTAATTGCAACAATTTAGATACATTTGTTTCTTTAGGCAATATATCTCTTAGGTCGCCTCTCATAGAAAAGAAATTCAAAGCGTATTCAAGTCTTCTTGGAGAAACTAAATTTTTACAATCTTCATCTAACTCATTCCACCAGCTTATAGAGCTATCGGCTAATGACTGCCCAAATTTGTTTCTAAAAAATTCAGCGTCTGGCCTATATTCAATATTGCGTTGAACTTCAAATCTATCAAGTTGTGCCTTATCTAATTTTTCTACATCATATGCATTTTCATCATCATCTGGATTTATCGCTGCCCAAATGATTTTTAAATTTGGAAATTTTTCTCCATTTATTGATTTGAATTGTAAAAGCTCCATAACAGCGTTTCTTACTTTTTTCGGACTCCTATTAAATTCATCAAAAAATAAAGCTTCAATTTCCCCAGTGGCAAATTCTAGTGGCCTTATGAATTGCAAGTGACTTACTTGCCTTCCATCTATTATTGATGATGTTTCTTTGGGAATTCCAACAAAGTCAGTCCATGGGTCCATGGTAGAAGCACTAAAGTATTTCCACTTTAAGTTATTTCTTTCGAAGGAATTTTTTATTATTGCGGTTTTTCCAACGCCATGTTTTCCAACCAATAAAACATTTTGATTGGTTTTTATCCAGAAATCGCATTTATCATCAAATGACATAATATACTCCAGTTGATTTTGGAGTATGTTACCATGATTTTTTAAATTTATAAATCGATTTATTCGAAAATTTGTAATTGATTTTTTTCAGAAACAAATGTGTTTTCTGCGTATTGCAATTCAAACCAAATATTGTAGATGCCAACATCATATTGGGTTGTATCTATAAAATAATATGCATACATTTTTTCACGATAATCCACAAGTTGCCGATCTATTACCAATCGTAAATCTTTTTCTTGAGGGACACAATCACCACAAGATTTTTCGATGGATACTCGTAAATCTGAGACTATGGCGAGATTTTCGTAGTATGATAATAAATCGGCACCTCGTGGAACATTAGGCGTTATTTGTATGACCAAATAACGCTTAGATCCCATGACAAGACGGTTTGGCCTAAAGCCAAAAGAAAAATCATAAACTGGAGGAACTGGGGATGTAAACCAAAGATCTGGATATATGTTGAACTTATTCGTTATATCTGTAGTTCCACACTCATTGTCCTTGACTGTAACTGACCAAACATCAATGTAGTTACCAATTGTGTATAAAGGCTCGGCAGCATTGACTTCAACAAGATACGAACCAGTAGATTCTAATATTACATCTTCTGAATTGATGGTTTGAATTAACATTCTTCCATCGAGATTGGAAGATGTTATTTGACTAGCATCTAATAAATAAATGTTAATACTGTTGACTGATGTTAAATTCGCTCGATTATTGCTATTGTAAGAAAATAATCTTAATTTAATCGTATCGCCACAATTTGGATTTTGAAGTCTTTCTTTTGTTGCCATTTTTTATCTTCTCTTAGATGATGATCTTCGCTTCTCTGCTTCCATAGATTCATTTTCTTTCTCTTTTTGCTCAATGTATCTGGTAACAAGCCATTGTCTTACATTTATCGGTATCGATAATGTTTTTTGCATGTCCATATGCATGTGATACATAAAGAAGAAAATTTCCTCTAGTAAATTTTTCCCCAGAGTTAGGCTAGGGTGTTCTTTTCCCTCTTCCTCCGGGGGAAGAAAAAATTTGATTCAAGTGGCAGATCAATAGAGAATTCAGCGGTGCAACTTGGGCAATTGATTTCAATGTTTGTATCCACGCCAAAAGGAGGCTCATTGATTACACTGCGAATATAGGATACATCGCTAATTGGCAAATTCTTTAAAAGTATTTGCAATTCTGATTTGTCATTGATTCCATCAATGTCTTCTAGCAATTGTGCGGTTCGATGAGTTAAAGTATCATCTGATGCACTATCTCCAAATTGCTTCATCCTGCGTTCACGATACTCATTGATTTCCTGCTCATCTCTACCAGTTGACAATTTATAATGGAACTTCAACTTGGTGTTTGGAAGTACATCTTCAAGAATTGGGCCATACTCTACAGGACAATGATTCACATACAAAGAACTTAAATCGATGTTTGTGCCAAATTTTGATGAACACTCAGGGCATTTAACTTCAATGTCGTAACTTGTCGAATATGAAATACCACGAAGATACAAAAGCATATAAGTTCGATCAACAGTCAAAAAGTTTTCTACCTTAAAGTTTTCTTTAATACATTTTTGGAAAATCATATTAATGGCTTGTCCTTTGCGGACAAATCTTGGAGTGGCTAAAATTTGTTCCTCTTCTCCAGTCATTGGTCGCAAATTGATAATACCATCGGAAGGACCATTTGTGCCGTCATAAAATTTGCCCTTAGACGGCAATAAGATTTCTTCGTATTGAGAGGTGGAACCCTTCAATCCTTCAAGAAGTTCTTTAAGATGACCAGATTGACCTTGTGACACTTGTGTAGGTCGTTGCGGTGCATTTGCGTTCGCATTTTCTCTATCTCTTATAGAACTAAAATTTTGATTTGGCTTTTGCAAAGAAGATTCTGGGGTTTGCTGTTTTTCTGCTTGTTGGTTTATAGCTTGAATAAACTCTTGGGGAACATTGCCAGTAATGTTTACTGGTGGTGGTGTAGCACCTTCTGCTCGTTGTGGTCTAAATGTATCGTCCGCCATTTTAATCTCCTAAATATTGCTAAATATAACCTTATTGTCTTAAAATAGTATCATGGAAATAAATATTCAAAATATTGAAAAAATTATTTTTTACGACAAAAAGATTTGGGAACACATCCCAGAGTTAAAAAATTTTTACAATCAATGGTGCTTGTCTCAAAAGGCATTGGGCATGAGAGATATTGGAAAAAGAGCAGTAATCAATTTCATGGAGCAATTAAATGACAATCATATAAGCAAATTGGAAAAATATTTTGGAGAAACAATATTAATTGATAAAATAGATCATAATATTTTAATTTGTGTATCATTAGACAAAAGTGCTATTGAACAAACTCTTTGTAAGTATGATAATTACAAAGATTTCTTTATTACAAGAAACAAAAATCAAGTTTCTATTTGTTTTTGGAGATGAAAATGCAAGAATTTTTTATGTTTTTAATTTCAACAATTGGCATGTGCCACATTATTGTTGATAGTTCTTTACTTTCTGGATTTAGAGAAAGTTTTAAAAAATATTGCGATATGATGAAATTGCCTAAAATTGGCGAAATTGTCGAGTGCTATATGTGTTGTGGCACTTGGTGTGGTTTTTTTATGGGTTTTATCTGGATGGATAAGACTTATGATTTGGATTTCTTTTTGAAAATTTTTGCAAGTGGTTGTGCTGGTGGTTTTATTTCTAATTTTGCAGCCATGATTTTGAATTGGATTGAAGCAGCAACCATCGTAAACATGCCAGATAGTAATTAAAAATGAAATATCAATATCAAGCTTATTGTCAGATGTGTCATTATAAAAAACTTATAAATGACGAAAACATTCATGAACTTTCAATAATGAAAAGTGTTGATTTTCAATCCAACATTCCAAAGTATAATCCATTAACAAAAAAAACTGAGCCTTCTCCTGAAAAAAAGGGTAAAAGTAAAATAAAATGCCCGAAATGCGGAAGAATAATTTTTATAACGAGATACAATGAGCCAAATCAAGACAGTGACATTAATTGATATAAAGCAAGCCCTTAAAGATTCTAGATTTAGAGAATCCCTGCCTTCTTCTTTAAATGAAGATGTGCAAAAATACACAAGGAACCCTGGATGTGCTTGTAATCTTCCTTTGTATAAAAAAATAATTACAGAATGTAGAGATCAAGTAAAAAACTATTTCCCTAATAAAGAAATTTCAAATATAACAGAAGAAATAAATAAACTTGCCGATAATAATTGGTCTGTAATAAATTGTTCTATTGATGAATTGGAATCTAAATTAAAAAAATTAAGCACTGGTAGAAAACAAATAGCTATAACAAGATATGAAGATCAAGTGACTGTAATTGTTAATGATTTGGATATCATTTATTGATCATATAATTTTTAGAATCATTAATCATTTTTTGGCAACTTAACATCATTTTTTCTGGTGTTGCTTTATATTTATCTAATTGAAATGGCCACTCGTCATTTTTTAATCTTCTAGATCCTAATATTTTTGCATTTTCATAAAAGTGATATGCCTTTTCGTATCTATCTAACGAATAATAAATATCTCCCAATAAACACCAAAATTCTGCCATTAATGGTTTTTCAATCAAGCATTCTAATGCACATTTTATAGAATTTTGATAATCTTTTTTGACATAACAATAAACTATGCCTAAATAATATTTTGTCATTACATGAGAAATTGAATGGTTTGTTTCTTTGAATAAAAAATGATTTGCAGTATTGATATAATCATCCCATTTATTTTGAGAAAGAAAAATACAACTTTTGTAATAAATTGGCTCTAATGCTAATGGCAATCTTTCCTGCCACTTTTGTAAAATTTTTAAATTTAATTCTAGATCATTGTAAGGGCTTGACTTTATATAAATATTTGAAAAACTAGCATTATATTTTATATTTTCATAAACTGGATTTTTAAAATGTAAATTTTTATTTATACTCCAAAGTCTTATTGGTTTTGTAATGATTTGATCTTGTATTAAATTTATTCTGTAACATCCTTCTCCATTGCAAATATCTGATATCTCTTCATGTCCTCTGACTATTATTTCATGTGATTCTAAAAATAAAACCCAATTACTTTTTACAATATTTAAAAGATCATTTTTAGCCTTGCTGAAATCATTATCAAATCCAATATAACTTATGGATTTAGTGAAATTATCAGCAATATCAAACGCTTTACTGTTATTTGATGTTATCCCAACCAATATGTCACATTCAATATTGTTGCAAGAATTCAGACATGCTTCGAGATTTTCAATATCATTATGTACTGTTACCACTATTGTCAAGTTTTTCATGAAATTTTGTCTTTAAAAGTAATCTTAACGCTTCGGCTTCATTTTGTAAGTTATTTTTATTATAATGCATGTGAAGTTCATTGTAAAATCTAGGAATGTGTGGATTTTCAATAATTCCTAAAAATATATCGAGTAATTTCATGAATTTTGATTATGCACCTGTAAGAAATAAACCAAGTTTTGAAGCTCCATGGGAAGGCAATTGTCCGAAAAAACCATGGGATTATCAAGTGTGTGCTGTAATACCAGTCCTTGACACATACGAACAATTAAACATATGTGTGGAATTACTAAGGAGACAAACAGTATCTCCATTTATAATAGTAATCGATACTGGAAGTACAGATCAAGAGCTTAACAAAATCACCAGTCTTCGTAGCGATGATTTGGAGGTACATTCCTTAAGATTCAACGGAGTATGTCACCCAAGCGACTTCCCAGCCATTGCCATGGACCTTGCATTTTCTATGTGCAGAAATAATTTTTTGTTTGCAACACATGCAGATGTGTTTATTAAAAGAAAAAACTTACTGGAAAATTTTATTGAACTTTGCAAAAAAGAATCACCAGTTGTTGGGTATGAAATATCTCCTCGTGCGCACAATGATTGGAAGGGAATGGTTTCTCATACCGCAACCATGTATCATATGTCAACTATGGATAAAATTGGATTCGGATGGTCTTTAAGGAGGCTTTGTAACATATTTGGAATTAAAGATAGCAAGCCAAATCCAAATCGTCCATGTTGGCCAGATACAGAATTACTTGGCAATTATATACTTAAGCAAAACGATATAAAACCACACTTAGTTGGTAGTGAAAAAAACTTTAAAAGAACGAATGACGAAAATATTGATCATTTTAGAAGTTTTACATCTGGAAAATTATACAGTGATTCCTATTTTAGTTTAGCAAACAAATGGTATGACAAAGCCAGAACTGAGGCGTTAGAAAGAATAGAAGAATGGAAGAGTGGAAATTAATGAATGTAAAAATAAAAAAAATATAAGGAGCTTAATGGCCAATGAATATCTTAACAATAAAAATTTTGAGTCTTTAATATCAAAGTTTATAACAATTAAAAGAAATAAAGTTAAATTTGAAACACTTCTTGAAGAAATAAAAGAAACTGAAAAAAGAACTTCAAAAAGAACCACATTCGAAAAACCAGAAGCATGGGATTCTATTGAAAAAGGATTTAATGAATATTTAAAAAAATATAATGATTTGCAAGTAGATCTAACAATAGCTTTTTACTTGCTATCTGAAAATATTGTTAGATATAGAAAATTCAATCTTATTGATGCAGATGATGCTATCCAAGAAGGTGTTATGATATGTTTTGAAAAAGTTGATCGCTTTGACCCAAGTAAAGGAAAAGCATTTAACTATATGACAACATGTATAATAAATCATTTTAGACAATTGTATAGAACAGCTAGGAATTACAATGAGCTTAAAAGAAAGTATCATGAGCATTTGAGCATTAGCGTAGAACAAGTTCATGTGTCTAATAAGCAAAACAAAGGAAATTATAAAAACAATTATTCTGATAGGTAAATATTGAAAATTATTTTTATAGTACATATACTATAAATAGTGGATATTGTACGCCACTATTTATAGGTCACTAAATGAGCAATTTAATTGAACAGTTGGAAAAGCAAGAGTTAATTGACAAACTTATAGGCAAAGGATACGCACCTTTAATAGATGCTTTGCTTAGTAATGAAAAAGATGTGTATACCAAAAAGGGAAGACTTAACAAAAGTGGAGCTTGTAGAGTTCTTGGCTGGAAGCCTAAAGAATTAGAACAGGCCTTAGAAGCTTGTAAAGATATTCTAAAAAATGATCTTTATTTTTCTAGTTCCGAAGATGAAGAAGATGATTAGACTGGCTCGTAATAAGCTCTGTCATATCTTAGCGTAAGGTCTATATAGATAACACCTGCATCGCTATGATCTAATTCTCCAAATTCTACATTTTCAATAAATGTATTTTCAAATACCCATTTTTCAATTACTTCTCCACACCCATCATAAAGTTCAAGAGTTGCATCTTTTTTATAACCTTCTCCTCTACCTTTGGTTGCTTCTGCTGGATAAATAAGTTTGATCCATGTTATAATAGGATTTTCATTTTTCTTAAGATCAAATAGAGTTAAAGTTATTGGCTTCCATTCTGGCTTTGCTGGAAAGTAAATTGTTTCTTGCATGTGCTGTGCTTCTATAGTTTTATAGGTCAAACTAGGTCTTGCAGATTTAGTCGGAGGCAATGTATCGACACCAGTAGCAGAAACATCTGGTATTTTTAATAACCATCTATTTTTTCTTTTGAAGCATGTGTCTGTTTTTTCAAGTCCAAAATCAAATCCCATGATTTGAGCCATAATTATTCCGCCTTATGTAAAATAAGCTCCATATCTATAAAAGATATGGAGCTTATAAATTTTTAAAAGGATTTTATAAAATTTATAAAAAGTTTGATTAGATTATTGGGCCAGCACCATTTGCAAAAGGACTACCAGCAGCACCACCAGGGCCGCAACCAATACAAACTGGTTGAGGAGGACGAGTACAGCCTCTAGCTTCGTAACGAGCTTTATAGTAACGCAAGGTGCATTCTACAGTTGCTTCTTCTGAAGAGCTATAGTCGAGATCACCAAAGTTGATAGCAGATGGCCATACACCATCTAAATGCCATGTTTCCATAGGGTTGCCACAACCATCATACATTGTCAACTTACCAGAACCAGACCAGCCACCAGTCTCAGAACTACCTTGAATGGTAGTCTGTTTCATGGAATCGGAAGGACTCTGAGATTGAAAATTGTAGATTGATGCAAGCCACGAATAAAGAGGGGTAATGCTGTTAGTGCTATTACTTGCAACATCATAGAATGTTACAGTAATGCTTTCCCAAGTTGCTTTACCAGGAATCCACATTTTACCATGAAGGTAATTGATTTCCGTTTCTTCGATTGTCAAGTTGGGACGACTTGCCAATTTAACAAAGTTTTCTGGGATGTCTTGACCGTTCCACCTTAGTGCAAAAGTCCATCTATATTTTCTTTTAAAAACTAGTTGTGGGTCGGAAGCTAAAATTCCCAAATCCATATTTGCCATTTTAAAATTCTCCTTTTAAAAATTAGAATGCGTCAGTAGTTTCACTAAAGTTACTACCAGTTCGATGAATACTAAATTCAAGGAACATAAATTCAACTGCTCTTGTAGGCTGAACACCAATTCTAGCCCTAAATTCATTTCTATCTATTACATCAGAAGTATTAAGTTCAGCATCAGCTTTCACGATAAATGCCGTTATGCCTCTAGCCGTTTGAACTTCTTGAAGAACTTTAGTGGCAAGACTGATAAAGTTGCTTGTGAACACATCATCATGTGGATCAAACAACAATCCCTTGCTTCTAGTTTTAATTTGCTTTTCAATATAAAACATCATTCTGCGAACATTTACCCTATCAAGAGCAGTAGGTCTTCGTTGCATAGTTTTTTGGCCCCAAACAACGAAACCATCTGTATCGGCAAATGTAATAATAGGATTAATACAGTTTCTATAACCATACATTAAGTCTCTTTCTTCCTGAGTTGGTCTAGCGTATACATCAGTAATGTTTGGAACCAAACCTCTGAGTAAACCTGCTGGAGCAAACCAAGGGCGAGCTAAACTATCACTTCTAGCATATACTGCCATTACAGATCCACTAGGTGGACACCATACATCTACACGATTGTAATTGTCACGAATTTTAACCCAAGGCCAGTACAAGGCACCAAAATCACTATCAAATCGTGTGGAGTTCAAAGGATGAGTTCCATTCTGCCATGACACGATTTCACTTACAGTTAGACCAAATGGACTATCGATAAT